AACAATTCATCTTTAGTGATGCGAAGATAAGTCTGGTCTTTCAAATCTTCATTGTAACCAGTATACTCTTTATCACCTGCATTAGGCTCTAACCAGTAATCATGTGTACCGTATGCTCTTGCCTTAGTTTCAAACCATTGTAAAAATTCATTTGTTGAAGTGGCACGGAAGTTCAATGAACCAATTGCAATCACTTGATTTAATTTAATCGGTGTTGAATAGTGATAGAAAGAATCTCTTTTGAAATGCCGTGAGGCATAAGTGATGAATGTATCTAACAACTCATCTTTGGCAAAGTAATCGTAAATTGATTTGCCACTATTCACATCGGCAGTATAGTTGATGCGAGTTTTCATCATGGTAGGAAACCATTGATTGACTGCATTACCGACTACACTTGTATTACGAATAACATCTGCATCACCTGTAAGTTCATCTTTAACGAGGAACTTATGTACAGGAAAAGAAGTCATCTCATTAAACTGGTCAATGATTTCTTGTTCATCATATCCAACTCTTGGTGGTTGACCTTTTTCATCCCATAGAGACACAACTGTTTTACGAAGTTGAATAGCCCATTCACGGAATTCTTCTTTGTTCATGGCAAGAATCTCTTCAAACTTTTTGTTTGGTTCTGATTCTAGTAACTCTCTATTCTTTTCGTAAAAGTATTTCATTATTTTCCGTTTTCAAATTTATAAACAACACCAGGAATACTACCGCCTGCCCAACTTGTATCACTCACATTAACCATGCCATTCTTCTCATAGAAGCCTCTTGCTCTAGGATTCTCTGCACGGACAGTTAACCAAACAACTTTATGCATTGAGAAAAACTCTTTCAATACTTTTGTTGCGTTACCTGAACCTTGTTCAATAGTAACAATTTGCCCAATGTGTGCATCACCTTTTTGTGCTTCTACTTTGCCTATCTTTTGTTTTCTCTTATAGACACCAAACACAATTACAACACCATCTTGTATAATAACATTGTTTGCCTCAATCTTTCGTTTGAGGTAATCTTGCCGTATATGAGGAAAGTAAGCCTTTCTATACGGTGCGAATATAGATTCTATCACAGATAAGTCATCAATAGTGGCAATGTTCATTTCTTCTTATCCATCTTTTTGGCATTTTTATTAATTCGAACAAGTTGTTTTACCAACTTACCTTGTCTCTGTCTTGCCATTTGAATCGCCAAAGGACCTGCATGGTCAATAAACTTAACACCATTCATGTGGTCTAATTCATGTAAGAAACATCTTGCAGTTAGTCCTTCCATTCTGATTTGTTTAAATGCACCAGTCTCATCATAGAACTCAACATCAACCCAAGTTGGTCGCTCGACTTTCAAAAACATGGCAGGAAAAGATAAACAACCTTCATTGTCTTTTGATATATCTTCCGATTGTGCAATCACCTTTGGATTGATACAAGCAATTTGAAAATGTTCTGTACCAATAACAAAAACTCTTTGCATAATGCCACATTGATTTGCTGATAGACCAACTCCATTATAGAGCTTCATTGTCATCTTCAATCTAGCAACAAGATTTTTCATTGTTGGATTTGGTATTGCGTCTGTGTACTCAGGAATAGCGACACTCAACATTGGATGATTTTCACCATACAACCTTAATGGTTCTAATATCTCTTCTGTTACAATACCCGATGTGGTATCAATCGTTAATAATTCACTCATCTTTTTTCACCCAATCCTCTGCATAAATTTCTGCATCTTCTTCACTATTAAATCTGGCTGTATAGTATACACCAAAAGCATTCTTTACTGTGGCAAAGTATCCGTCTGCATCTTTAAATACTCCTGCCTCTGTATTATTGTCACCAAAATATTTACTCAATTCTCTCATTTTAATATCCTTGAAAAATTCTTTTCTTTAGCAAACTTGATTACATTACTAAACTTGTCTTGTAGAATATCACCCTTATGTGAGATAACAAACAAATTAACACCATCTAGCATATGTAAGATTTTCATCAACTCTTCTGTGCCAGTAGTATCTAGGCTTGAATCAAACACTTCATCAAGTATCAACAAATTGGTATTAGAAGAGTTCTTCAACTTAGCAACGGCACGCCAAGTCAACATTAATGCCATATCAATTCGTTGTTTTTCACCTTCAGAGAAATTGTTATAAGTAAACTCATCTCTGTGCCTAGATTTAATAGTCTCTTTGAATGATTCATCAAGGTTAAAATTAACAAAGAAATCCAAGGAGGCTAAATACTTGTTGACCAACTTGTTTATGATTGGTAAATACTGTTTAATAATCTTGGTCTTAATGCCCGTATCTTTCAACAAACCAGAAGCGACTTCATAATATGTTTTATCTTGTATTAGCACTTTCAACTCTTCTTGCAATTGAGACAAAGAATCCTTTAATTCTTTTAAGTCTTGTTGTTCTTTCTCTGACACTACTTTCAACTGCTTAAGTTCTTCAATCTGTTTCTGTAACTTGGTGATATATTTGTTTGTCTCATTTATAGAAGTATTGTTTGTTGCAATCTTAATCTGTAGTGCTTGAATTTTCTTTTGCACTTCATTAATTGAATTAAGCTTATTCTGCTCTGCCAATAACTTCTTCTCTAATTCAGAGAGGCCGTGTTCGCACTCAGCCGCCTTGGTCGAAAGGTTGGCAATCTCCGTCTCTTTAAACCCGATGGCAATGGTTTGCCTGCAGGTTGGACAATCGTCATTATGTTGAAAGAAACTGATATCCTTTCTATATTTGGATACTGCGCTTTCAATTTGCGATTCAAGTTTTGTAATAGTCTTGAGTTTATTCTCAACTGAAGTTTTCTCTTCCACAGAGGCTTGATGTGTAGCAACTTCTGTGATGAGGTTTGCAGTCTCGTCATGTAAGGTCTGTATAACACTCTGATTACTTCGTACCTCTTTATCATATTCAGTCACCCTATCATCATTGTTTTGTTTTAACTCTTTGATATACTTTTCTTGTAACTCAAACTTCTGTTGAGACAAGTCAATGTCATATTTTTTAGATGTAGTTGAATCTTTATTACCAGATAATTTCTCTCTAAGAATACCATTCATTGTGGAGAATATTTGAATGTCTAGCAAGTCTTCAATGATTGCTCTTCGGTCAGAAGCTGACAACTGCATGAATGGAACAAATGATGCCGAACCAAGAATAACAATCTGTGTAAACGATTTGTAGTTTAACTTGAGAATCGTCTTCTCTAAGATTTCTTGATAATCTCTCGCAGCAGCATCTTGATTCAACAACTCACCGTTCTGATAAATTTCAAACACATTTGGTTTGATACCTCTAACGACTTTGTATGATTTGTTGTTTGTATCAAACTCAATTTCAATAACACAATCTTTGCCATTGATTGAATTCAGTAAACTAGGTTTGTTGATGTTACGAAATGCTTTGCCAAACAGACCAAAACACAATGCATCAAGCATTGTTGATTTGCCAGAACCGTTCTCACCAACAACTAGTGTGTTCTGATTGTTGTCTAATTTTATTTCAGTAAAATAATTACCAGTGGAAAGAAGATTCTTCCACCGCACATAACGAAATACTATCATTCAGTTTTTTCCGTATTCAATGCCTCAACATATAGTTCACGCATCAGAGTTTTTAATTTTTCACCCTCAACATTTAATGTTAGGTTGTCAATATACTTAGATAAGATTGTCATTGTATCTTCAGCTTGGTCAATAATTTCTTGGTCAACATCAATGAGTGTATCAGTAAAGTCTTCCACGATTGATAAGTCTGCAACACCTGCCTTGTAGATGTTATCTAATACACTATCAAACAAAAATGGGTTCTGCTTATTCAATACAACAACTTTAACAAAACAATCTTTAAGTGGTGCATAGTTGTATCTTTTCCATGCCTCAAAATCATTACTTGAATCATCATACATGATTTTATGAAACATCTTATATGGATTCAAAATGAATTCAATCTCTCTTGTCTCAGTATCAAACACATGAAAGCCTCTTGGATCATTATAATCAGCCCAAGTCATTTCATATTGATTGCCGAGATATGTGATGTTGCCATTTGTTGATTTGTGATGAAAGTGACCAGACAATACGATATCAAATCTATCAAATAGTTTTCTATCTAATCCTTCGTGACAGATGTTGCCTCGATCCATTTCAAAGCCTGCAATCTCAAAATGACCAAATACAACTTCAACAGGTGCAGTCTTTAAAAACTCCATCGACTGTTCATAGTTATCTTCACAAATCCAAGGCATCAATAAAATATCAACACCATCAAATGTAACTATCTTTGGATCGGTGTAGATGAACGGCTCGTGTACACCGTCATAAGTTGAACAAAGATTATGAATTGCATTTACTTTGTTTGTGTTCTTATAATAGGTGTCGTGATTACCAATCATAATATGGGTATCAATACCTTCTGACCAGAATCGTTTCATAAATCGATTTTGAAAATCAGATGCCGTATTATGATTAATAAACTTTCTTCTATCAACAACATCACCTAAATGGATAAGTGTAGTGATGTTATTCTCTTTCAAATAAGGAAAGAATATGTTTTCCCAAAACTTGAAAAAGTATTGATTGAATACTTGACTATCACCTCTCGCACCGAAATGCGTATCGTTCACTAAAGCTATCTTCATTTACCTACAATCTAAAAATAATTTGCACCATGTAATGATAACACAAGTTTATAAGTTTGTCAATGGTTGTTTAGGCAATTCTTCCAAGAACTTTTCAACACCCTTAGTCTTGCCTTCTTTTTTCTTTTTCTTAGCTTCTTCAAAGGTATGAATGAACTCTGAAATGTTATCGTATAATTGGAACTGTTTCATGTTGCCGTCTGAGTCTTCAAACATTTCATTCTCACCAAGCAAACCAAACTGTTCTGTTGCCTTATACTTAACATACAGTTGTTTCTTCTCTTTCATAATTCTACGGAGAAAAGCATAGTAAATGATTTGGGTAAAGTATGCAAATGGATTCTTTGATTTAAGTGGATCAAAGTTTCTAAAATACATAAGGCAGTTTTCAATACCATCGGCAATCATTTCATCTCTAAATGAGTATGATATGAAGTTAGGCTTCCTTGAAAGATGTTCTGCAATCTTTAGGAAACATTCCCCAATGTAATTGGGAATTTGTGGGTCTTCTTTCCCTGCTTCTTTGGCATCATCGCATTTCTCTTTATATACAATCAACGCATCTAAAAAGTCGGCATTGTTTACATAATGTTTTGGTTTCTTCTCACTCATATTTCTTCCTTTTATTTAGCTTGACATCGTACTTGACAACTGTTAACATGGCGGTGTCCCCCGTTAGATGATATATTAGCTTCCACATCAATGTAACCTGTTAGTCTTCTTACGATTAATAATCTCAACAACATCTTCCTTAGTTAAGTCACCCTCAGGGTCTTCATCCTCATCTTCCTCTTCATCTGATGCCTCTCTTAGATTTTGACTAAGAGTATTATCTTTCAACATTTTCATCTGAGTAGTATTAATAATATTGTGGTAGTATTCCTTCAAATCATCCTTAGGTTCAACGATAGTAAGTATATCACCTGAAAGAACGGTTGCAATGTTATCTTTAATCAATTCAATAGGCAACCAAGGTAACATCATCATAACAGTACCTTGAGATGTTCTCTTAAAGATAAGATGCATTGGATTATCCAACACAACAACATTAGTGTTTGTATTGCCAGAGTAGCCAGCAATAATGTCTTCACCGCTTTGTAAACGGACTATGCGGACACCTTCAAATAGATTATTCATCTTTGAGTTCGATATTATAGAATTTGTATTTAAATTTTTCGTCATCATATATTCTAACACGATCCACAAAATGTTTCAAGGTGTAATTGGTATATTTGCCTATTCTAAAGTCATCTGAGATATCGAATAGAACTGCCTCATCTTTGTTTTCTCCAATTCTTAATCCTCGACCAATAGATTGAAGATTACGAATTCTGGACTTGCTTGGGGAGGCAAATATAATATTATGCAAGTTGCGGATATTAACGCCAGTAGAGAAAGTACCATATGAAGCAACAATGATAGCATCTCTTTCTTTCTCAGTGATAGCCCTAACTGATTCCCGAATCTCAACATCTGTGCCACCAAATACAAAAAACACATGTCTATTCTTAGCATGTTCTTTAATGTTTGCATGTAAACTTTTGCCATGTTTCTCCACGAATTGAAATAATATAAGAGTGTTACCATTAAGAGATAGTGCAAGATTTCTAATAAAATTATTTCTTGCAGTATTCATAACTATGTATTCTAGTTCTTGATTATAATCCCAAGACCTTGCCATCTTACACACACTCTCTGGATGTTTAAGTATAAGGCATTTAATTTTGAATGATGCGAGTTGACCTTTATCAATCAAGTCGGATGTAGATGTTGCTTTGTAAACAGGACCAAACAAACCTTCCAATACAAGTTTATGTGTTTGAGTACCATCTAAAGTACCTGTTGTACCTATTCTATATTTAGCATTCACACAACCTGAAAGTATAGTAGTGAGAGACTTTGCTTTAAATTGATGTGCCTCATCACCAAGAACAAAATCAAATTGTTCAAAGTATTCGCCAGGGTTTTTGTAGATTGATTGCCAAGTTGTAATGGTAAGAAACTTATTTGTATGTTTATCTTTACCAGAATATTGACGATGACAGTATTGTTCTGAATTATAACCATAATCTTCAAAGTCTTTATACATCTGTTCGACTAATGAAGTTGTGGGTACAATTAACAAACCTCTTTCGTTCTCTATTTGCAAGTAGCGAATGATACAATACAATACAAGAGATTTGCCTGATGCCGTTGGTGATAACAACAACATTCTTTTATTTCTTATTGCCTGTACGAAAGACTTTAATTGATAGTCTCTAATCTCATGTGGCAATTTAAGTGTGTCAACAAATTCTTTAGCTTCAACCAATGAAAAGTTTTGTGTAACTGATACATCAGAATCAATCTCTAATGTGTAATCTCTTTCTTTACAAAAGATTTCAATATAAGGAACAAGTCCGTGATAGATGGTGAAACTTCTTAGGTCTGCTAACCTAATTTTACCATCCCAAATTCTAGATTTAAATGCGGGTGTGAATTGATGACCTGGAACAAAAAAGGTAAAGTAATCCGACAACTCTTGTGCAATACCTCTATCACACTCAAATTGAATATATGCTTCATTCTTTTTATGTAGAATTAAATCAGACACCTTGTATGAATCTTTCCCATGCTATAAAATCACGAAGTTGAAATGTCCGTGAATTCAATTCTTTTAATATACTCTGACACACATCAACAATTTCATCATGCATCATTTTGCTTGCAAGATGTTTATTGATATCATCATCACTCTCTAAGTATGTAGTGAGCTCAGATTTCAACACATATGGAAATGGTTCCCAATTATACTGTTTTAATTGGTCATCATCCAATTTACCTGTATAGTATTCCCATTTCAAGCGCTTCATTTTGTTATACTTGAACTCAGATTCTTTAGACAACAGCCGATGCCTTGAAAGTATATTCAAGTATTTGCTGTGTAGTTTTGGAATGTTGATTAGTTCTTTGCCTGGTTCTGTTCTGTCTATTTCAGAATCGGCACGCCACATCTAAAGTAAGTCATCAAGTTGTTTCATGGTAAAGTTCCTCCTTTATTAAAAAGAGGATACACTAAAAGGGAATAATTGTCAAGCCTTTTAGAACAATTTTTCTATATCGTAGTAACTGTACCTAAAAGTGGCATCGGCACTCATTGTTGTATCAGGTGAATCATTTGCACCCATAATGTAGGTAGATAATGATGTTGGAAAACAATCATACAATTTGTACCTGTAATACGGTGTATTAGAAGATGATAGAATTGTAATTGCCGCATCAGAGTATTGCGGTTTTCTTGTTGTTGCTAAGGCCGCAGAGGCTTGTCTACTAAGATTACCAAGATTCTGATATTCAGAAAATTCTTTAGGGAAAGTCATTGCACGAATCCAATCGTGAATTTCCATCCAACCTTTTAATTCTTCATCGATTATAAAGGTAATATTGAGTAAGTCGTAAATTGCTTTTTCACCTGGAACATACACATCAACGAATGGTGTATTCTGTGGAACTTCAGACAATGAAATGCCAGGAACACTTACTGACTGGCAGAAGTATTGAATACTAGGCGCCCGAGCAAAGTTCATAATAAACTTATTCGGTTGTAGAAAGTTTTGATTATTTGGGTTTCTGTTAGTAGCTGTCATATGCTTATTTATGCACCAAAAAAAAGAGACCTCTTTGTGGGAGGTCTCTTTAAAATGTCACTCTTAACGGTGACTTTTAGATTACATTATGTTTGCAATCTTGAACGCACGGTAGTAGTTGTTAGACAAACCAGTTAATGCGCCAGCGCCTTTTGAAGTGCCTTCTGCGAATGGGTTTGCAACAATGCCGTAACGAGTCTTGAAACCAATTTTTGGTTGGAATGTACCAGTATCAACTGCACGAACCATTTGTAAAGGAACATATGGGCAGTAGAAAATACCAGCGTCATAAGCGTTAGAACCCTTATAACCAACAACTGCAAACTCGGAAGTTTGGTTAACTGTTGCATATGGGTCAATGTACACTTTGATACGACCAAACATTGTACCAGCAAATGTATTGCCAGTATCGTCAACTGTTAAGTTAACTTGTGATTGTAAAGCAGAGTTGTAGTCTAACAAACCAGCCATCGCAAATGCAGATGCAACATCTGAAGAAACGATGATGATGTTACCTTTACCTCTACGAGTTGTTTTAGCAATCGTATTGGCTTCTCTTTCGATTTGGAATGCCAAACCTTTAACTTTTTCTACCATCCAACGACCGTTAGAGTCTGTGTCTAAGTCGAATGTACCGGCAGTAGTTGTACCTACTTGAGCACCAGTCTTAGCAACAGAGTAGATTGTACGAACAACTTCACGGTTGATTTCAGCAAGAATTTCAGCAGACAAGATGTTTGCTAATTCTGTTTCTGCATCTAAACCATGAACTGCTTTCAAGTCTTGAGCAAGTTCGATTGAGTATTCTGCCTTCAAAGCACGGGTCTTTGCAGTAACAGTAACTTTCTCAATAGAGAATGCCATTTCTTGGAAGGTGTTAGAAGAGTCACCTAATGCTTCTGCAAGAGCAGTAGACATACCGGCAACACCTGCACCGTTAGCAACGAAAGTGTTAGCAGCGGCAGAACCAACTGTCAACGCAGTTTGAGCGGTACCGAGACCACCGAAACCAGTGTTTGCTTCATTGTAGAAAGCTTCTGTACCTAATGCAGATGAGTAAGTAGAACGCATTGCAAAGATAAGTCCTGTAGGACCTGTCATTGGTTGCACACCGCAAACATCATAAGCGATAAGGTTAGGTAATGAACGGCGAACCAAACTGATTAAGATTGGATCAAAACCGGCAACTGGACCTGTTGATGTTGCGCCAGACGAAAAGCCTGTAGCACCACTTGAACCCAAACCAGCAGATGCTGAATTGGTTGGAACTGCTTCGTTCAAATAACCGCCGTTAGCTTTCATCATTTCTTGAGCTTGATTCTCAAGAATAACTGCTGTAACAGCTTTACGATACGGGTCTTTGATTGGGGCTAGGTCTGGATGATCCAGTACACCTTCCCATTTTTTCTGTAGATTTTCGGACAAATACATGTGTTATCTCCTTGGGGTTTACTAATTAAATTTTTGTTTTAGAAATGGCTTGAGAGACAGCAGCAACGAATGGGTCATTAATGACTTTCTTTGCCTCTTCTTCTTCAAACTCTTCGTGCAGTTGTGCTTCTGTTGCTTTCTTGGCATTAGAAGGGAAATAGTTCTCACGGATTGTTTCAAGTTTTTGTTTGTATTCGTCCTCTGTGGAGAATTCTACACTCTCTGCGAGTGATTTGATTTTTTCAACTTGAGTAGCGGTAAGACCTTCGCATACTTCACGGGTCATTTCTACTTTGCGTGATTCAACCAAAGATTTCTTTAGGTCAACTGCACGCTCGATTTCTTCATTGAGTTTGCTTTCTAGTTCTTCAACTTTACCAGCAAGTTCGTCAACGAGGTCGACTTTTTCTGCAGGCACATCAATATAATGTTCTGCAAATAGGTTACGCATACCTGAGATGAAGTCTTCTGTCAATTCTGAGCGGAGACCAGATTCGATAGCGATTTCATTGTCTTTCATCCATTGTTCAACAACATATGAAAGGTAGTCATCTACTTTCTCTGTAAGGTCGGCACGAATAGACTCGACTGCTTCTTCAAGCATACCAGCATATTCTGTTTCAATTTCTTCTTGAATTTGAGAAACACGGTCTTCAACACGAGCTTCAAAAATAGTAGAAACTTTAGATTTGAATTCTTCTGAAATGGTAGAATCGTCTGAGAAAAGGGCATTAACATCCTCTTTCATCTTTTCTTTCATTTTCATTTTCTTCATCATTGCTTTATCTTCTGCTTCGTCATCATGCATTTTTTCAGCAATGATTTCTTCATCAGTTACTTCTTCTTCACCCATAGTCTTCTTACCACCACCCAATTTGAGTTGAGTATCGGCAGAAGCAGATGAAGGCTTAGTCGTAGGTGCTACGGCTCTTTTTGCATTTTCAGGATCTATTTTGTAGTCCTTATATGGATCTTCACCGACACGGTCTTCACCTTGAGCCGGTTTATTAGTTGGTCCACCAAGTTCTGTATACTCAGAACCTTGTAGTTTTTGGCTTGGCATGCCCGGTGCTGATTTCTTGCTTCCTGCAAGAATGTCTGCTGCGGCTTCCATTAGTTTATTTGTTGCCATTAGGAATCTCCTTATGATTTCTTATTTATAAAATTAAAGTTTTCTGAGGTAATTTTCAAACAATTTAAGAGCAACTTCTTCTATTTGTTTTGAAGATGCTTTCTGTATTTGTCTTTTTGCGTTGTCAAAGTCTGCTTCAACGAAGTGTCCTTCAACAAACATCCATTCTTTATTTTCCATGATGCCGTTTACAAAGGCACCTGGAGCAGAAGGATCCGCTACAATGTCTGCCGCTGTTGCAAGTCTCAAATCATTTTGTACAAGGTTGTAACCTTCTTTAGTAGTAACAACAGAACCGAGAGCTCTAGAAGAGACTCCGATACTTACATCATTATCAATAAAGTTCTTAACAATTTGACCATATGGGGTTTCAAGAATTAATGCTTTTCCGTAGAAAGTATTACCGTCTTCTACAAGAGAAACAATTTTGTGTGACACTCTTTCTAAGTTAATGGATGGAGTGTCTGGATGACCAAGTTCACCTAGTGCTCTATTGGTCTTAATATATTCTTCATTGTATCTAGCAACTTCATTTCTTAAAGTTGCCATTTCATACATACGATTGTTTTTGTTAATCTTATCACCGACTAAGAATGTTCCTTCAATAAACAAATTTTTCTTACCGTTCTCTGAAGCTTCGGTAAGATATTTTACATTCTCTACGGTTTCTCTAATGAGTTTCATATTACATTCCTGTTAGTGGAGTTGTGTATGATGCTGTCTTAGTAACTTCCATCACAACTGAACCACCAGTGTTAATTGTAATAACAATAGGTTGAGTATTGTTATTAGCTACTGAATGATTTAATTCATCAAGCATCATTGTACCAGAATTGTGTAACATCAATACTGGCACAGAGTTTCTAATAATTTGAATATTACCATTGGTTGACCAAGTTAATCTTCTAATGTTTGCCGCAGAAACAGTTTCGTTAGCATCAACCGCTAAGTTTGCTAAAGATACTGTTGTAGTTCCGGCATCAGCAACTCTAATAATAGATGCTGACCTTTGTGTGTTGGTTATTTCATATGGCATATTATTTTAGTCCTAATGATGAGCGTCTTCTCATTGACATTTTTCTTTTCAATAGAGTTCGGCGCAATTTAGCTTTTCTAGTTGTCTTCCATGACCGTTTCAACAAACGAGCCTTTTTTAATCTTACTGTTGCAGGTATTCTCTTTACAGTATTACCTGAAATTCTATATCCTTTAATGCCAGACTTTCGCACATTCTTCTGTACAACAATTCTGCCTTTAGCATTTCTTCTAATTCTACGGCGAATCTTATTGACTCTGCCCATCTTGATGATATTAGGATTACCCGCTTCATCAAGTTCCTCTACTTCTTCCAACATGTCTTCAGCAACATATCGTTTTGCTTCTTGTAATCTTTTGGAGACAATTTCATCCAAACGAGACCTTAAAATATTTTTTGCCTCATCTAATTTGTTTGATAAAATTAAATCAACAAATTTCATTTTGCACGCTTGAAAGCAAAATCTGAAGCTTTCATAAAATGTTCTGGTGACTTATGCACCATATCAGCAAATTTTTTCTTATTGTCATCATTCAAAGCATTATGCACTTGAGTGATTGCTGATGCGGTAAAATGGTCAACTTTACGAGTATGACCAGAAGCAAACTTAACTGGTTTTGCTTGTTTATCATTCACTATCTTATGTAGTGTGTCCATTACCGCTTCATCTAATTCTGTTTCTTCTGCCTGAATAGCTGCATCAACACCTGGACCATACGGTACCGAAAAGTATTTATCTAATTGCTTATTATGATATAATGCAACTTTAGTACCATCAGGATAAATTCTAATTGCTTTTCTTTTTAACAATAGTATGTATGGTGTATCTTTAGTATCACCAGACTCATTCAAACTTTCCGCTTCAATTGCATCAACATCTTCTTTAACAGCTCTTCTTGCTTGTGTAAAAATTTGTTTATTGTTAGAAATCAAATCTACCATTTTGTTGAACATGTTTTGAAGAATCATTCTGTCTGCGTTATTAAACACAGGTTTTTCTTCTTGCATTTTGTCGAGAATTTTGTGGATTCGTTGTATCTGTGCCTTATTAGCAAGACCGGCTCGAACCAACATGTCAAACTTTGAATAGTCTGACTTCTCTTCTTCAACGATAGTTTTAAAATCTAATAATGATTTCATTTACTTTGCAGGTACTTTAGATGGTAAAACAGATTTAGAACCACCAAGTTTTGCTATGGCTCTTTTATTACCTTCGTATCTACTATCTTCTTTATCTTGTTCTGTTCTGCCAAGACTACGAGCCTTGTCTGACATTTGATTAGCAGGACCGGCAGAATCACCGTGAATTCGAGGATCATTTTCTTTTTTGCTGCCTTTTAAATAACCTCTTACTGTTGCCTTTGACAACTCATCAAGTTGGTCATATTCTTCTTGTGATAGTTCAAGTTCTTCTTCTTGCACTTCTGAACCATTAAAAATGTTTCTAGCAATTTCAATTTTTTTAGCATCTAACGATTCAAATGCTCTAGTAGAAAGCATATCGTTTAAAATATCTTTGGCACCAGATGCATTACCCGATGTTAATTCTTCAATAAATTGTGATGTTTGCATGATTGTTCCTTTTATTAAAATTATCTCTTATTTAGTCCAGATGAATACTTCTCTACTTGTTTATCTAACATCGGTGTTAACGACTCCGTGGAGTCTGCTTCCTGAGTGTTGTCTTCGGCAGGGTATTGTTCTGCTGTTGCTTCAGGTTCTTGTTGTCCTTGTCCTTGGGCATCGGGCGGGACAGTAGGACCGCCAATTCCTTTGTCTTCTTCATCTTTCATCTCCTCATCCATTTTTTCAATTTCTTCTTCAGTAAATTGAAGTATATTTTGTTTGACCCAATTCAACGAATAGTATTTGCCAATATATGGGTCAACTAATTGCAAAACTCCCATTCTCTCTTTCAACAATTCTGCTTCACGCATTTCGGTGAAGTTATTGTCTTTCTTAAATTCGTAGTAAATATCTTCTTTAAAATCATCCCATTCTTCAACAGAACAGATGCCTTTTAAAGATAACTGTGTTCTTAACGCATAGTCAAATATTTGTGAAAACTTATTGCGAAGTCTTGCAACAAATTTAGCAAACTTAACTTCATCTCTGGTGACTTCAGTTGTTCTACCAAGACCAATCATACCACCCTGTTGTGGTTCTAAACGACTGATAGGAACATTTAATGCATTTAATAGTTTCTGTCTAAAGTAAACCACATCAGCTAATTCACCAAGATTTTGTCCTGCAGCCAATGTTGTAATCTCTGTACCTTTACCACCCTCACGGCGTGGCAACCAGAAGTCTTCTAACATCGACATATGTTTACGGTCATCACGGACTTCACCAGTCGCAGCATCGTAAACAATTTTGTTCTTATACTTAATCATCACATCACGAAGATACTGTTCGGCTTTACCTTTTGGTAAATTACCCACATCGATATAGAACACTCTTCTTTCTGGCGCTCTTGAGACACGGTAAATAACAACCGCATCTTCAATCATTCTCAACTGATTAAGTGGCTTAATCGCTTTGTGTATATAAGATATGACAAATGTATTTTTTGCATCCATCAAACCTGAATTGACATTCAAAATGGACTCAGGTGCAATTCTTAAACCAGCGTTTACAGAACTGGTATATGATTGTGTTACTGTGCCTCTATCATTATATACATAATATTCAGCAAGAGATGTGATAATTAACGCACCAGTTTTTGGGTCTGCGCCTTTTTTAATTTCTCTTACTTTACGAATCTTCCGAGGGTCAATATATCTTAACTCTTGGATACCTTCTTTTGGTTTTGATTCATCAACAACAATGTGATAATAAATTCTACCATCAATGTACCATCTTTTAAACAAGTCATCTGCTAAATTACTGAAGTTTAATAGTTTAAGAATGTTCTCAAACTCTTCTGCAATTTTCTTTTTGATGGTATCTGGTTGTTTTAATTTATCAAGAACTATGTCTAGAGTTCTACCAGATTCATCGTGTGTTATTGCCTCATTGACAATATCATCAATAGCCATCTCCAACTCAGGATGATTTGCCATTTCACGATATCTAGAAACGAGTTCTATTTCATTGCGAACAGAACCTTCTAAATCAACATATGTTCCATAGTGAGCGTTTTGAGTAATGGTAACTGCACCATCATCCATTGCTTCTGTTGGAAGTGCGAAAGATGGTTGCTCAGGATTTTGTTTCTGAACAACATCATTTCTACCTAAGGTAAAACCGAAAAGTTTAATAGCCATTATTATATCATTCTATAAAAGGAAAAGGACCGAAGTCCTTTTCGTTACAATACACCAGTATCTACAGCGTCCCACCATTGATAGGTTAAGGTTACTGAAAATTCTTCAATAGTATCATTTGATCCCCAATCAACATCAATAGGGGTAATATCAGTTGGATAAACACCAACAAATCTATACTTCTTCAAAGTATTACCTTGTTTGCCAAATTGAGAAACTTCAGCATCAACTGAGTAACCCAATGGTGCAAGTGCAAGTGGATTGCGGACATTAAAGTTGTGACTGTTAATGCCATTCATCCATCTTTCAAATGCATTACGGACAATGAAGTCTTCATCGTTGATAACGCTGATTGTCCAATCTGCAAAGGTTCTATTTCCAACAAACTTTAATTCTCTGCCAAAGTAATTGACAGGAACAACACCTACTGTTGAACCTGGTAACTGAGCAGTCTTACACATAAATGTAAGTTTAGTTTGTGCATTTGCTGGGGAAGCAAATCCTGGGAAAGGCATAGAAACTTCAAAGAGATTGGGACGAGCACCGTCACCTGTCATTTGACTTCTAAATTCGTTTACGCTAAATGCCATTTTTATTCTCCTGTTCTCTTATTTATTGGAACTTCCCAACTACTTCTTCGAATGATACGCCAGTGCGTACTGCAACAAAGTTGAGTTGGATAAAGTTGATTGAACGAGCAGGTTTAATGTAAATGTCACCAACAAATTCATTACGGTCAATTACCTCTCCGGTGTTGTTTGTGTCATCACATACAACTCTGTAGTCAGTAATACCACGGCGACCTTGAACATCTCTTAAATATGGTTCAACTAGCGCAATGAATTGAGCTCTTGTAAATTGGTCATTAAACTCAAACATTGAGAATCTTGCTGCTCTAGCAATTGACTTCTCAAGCACAATGAACAGACGGCGCACATTGATTCTATCAAATGCACTTGGTTTACTCAATAGTGTCTTATCGCCAAATAGAACTGTACCTTCGCCTTGGAAGTTTACAACAGGATTAATACCTTTAACATAGAGAGTATCTCTTTCTGTCTTAGTTGGATTCCAAGCAAGTTTTACAACATTGCGAATTTGACCACGATTCAATCCGCCTGGAGAGAACCAAGGATCTTTCTCAATATCTGTCTTAGCACATAGACCGGCAATGTCACCGTTTAATGGCACCCAACGATACACATCACTATATTTGTCGTATTGATATTTCCAATTGCAATCTAAGAAAGCATAAGATGAAGAACCAATACTTGCGGCTTGTGTTACACAGGCTGCAGCCTCAGAACCAGCATTATCAACAACATCCGACTTAGCAGGTGAGAAAAATACAATAACATCTTTTCTTGTTTCTGCGAGAGAAATTAATGTAGAACTAATTGTGTTGGCACCTGGACCTGTGATAATCAAAGAAATGTCTGTTGATTCTGCACTGCTAAACAAATTGTAACCAGTGATATTATTAGCGGCAACAATAGTACCATCAGCACCTGCAGCGGTACCACCACCAAATGAAATTGTTGGTGCAGCAGCAAGTCTTGTGAAAGAAGTACCAGATGCAGTATTACCCCAAGTAGAAGATGCGTTTGAATATGTTGCACCACCGTTTGCAGTTGGATGACTCATCCAACGAATGTACTTAGATTTATTAGTTAAAACATTCTTGTAATAGTTTGTGTTACCACTATCATCTTTAGCATCAGATGCTTTAGACACAAATGCAAACTTTTCTAATATTGTATTTGTAGTGCCTGTAAATTTGCCTTCTTCATCAACAACAACAATGTGAATTTCGTCATTCGCACCGCCTTGATTTGAAGTGTATGTAGAAGTTCCTGGAGTACCAGTAAAAGCACTAGCATATGCCCAACCACTATAAGTGTTAGCATCTGCCATAGAAACTTTTAATGTGTTACCGATTGCGCCAGCATATCGAGCAGCAAATTCACCATAAGTGTTTGCACCACTAGAGTAGTTGTCTAACCAGTCATCATCATTTTTAATTAATACTGAAGTTCCATTTGCGACTGCGTTTTTAGTAGCAGCACCAAATGAACGAACAACTTTGAGATTGTTTGAATACGCAAGAAAATTTGCAGCAGAGAACCAGTATTCATAATTATTAGAGTCTGGTTTGCCGAATTTTTCGACAAGCTTTGCCTCGTTTGAAATTGTAATAATTTCACCAACTGGACCCCATGCAAAAGGACCTGCAAATGCGCCAATTGATGTGGCGCCGGAAGGAATAACTGTAGTCAGGTCAACTTCTGATACATTTACTCCTGGTGATAGCTGAAATGCCATTGGATTTCTCCTTTAAAAGTATGGGTCAAATATTCGAATTTATACTGTATTTAGTTATTTAGAAAGTTGAGGAATGATAACCTTTTTCTGTCCAATAGTCGTTACCGTCCACAATAACCTCTTCTTTCCGCCCATCGTCAAATATACCAACGGGCGTTAGTTCTTCCTCACTTAGCATGTTTTGTTCCGCTAACATCAACTTTCTAATATCAATGTTTGTCGATTCTTTAAAGAATGACTGCGCTGTTAACCAGGAAAACAAAACTAACCCCATAACCAAATCATCATTATTACCTTCTTCCGCAGCATAACTGTCACGGTTTCTAGTGAAGGTATTCATTTCGGCAATGGTGTCAAAGTCATTAATAATTAACTTATCATTTTCCACCAGTGTCTTTAAGTTAGCACATCCGACTTTTTTAACAGTCTTTGTGGTCTTGATACCAAAACTAGTAGACCTTTTAAATCCACCAGAAATACTTTGACCTTTAATATGATGATGTTCTAACTTGTATATGTTTTCGTATTCTAAATCATAGTGCAGAATATCGACAACTTGTTGACCAATGTTATTGGTCTCAACCAGAGCATATGCTTCATTGTACTTCTTTGCAACTGAGAAAATTACAGTCGGAAAGAACAACAAAGGCAACTTATTATTCCTATATTTAGCCACCTGTTTATACGGTACTTGGCTTGCATCTATGACATTGATTGTTGAATAGTCTAAATCAACACCTTCTGCACAATCAATTGTGGCAATATACAAATGGTCTTTAATAGGTTCTTCGTATATATCAAGGCCTTCAAATGAAGATATTGGATTATGAAATGCAAGACTTCTCAGTTTTGCACCAGATATCAATGTTGCTGATGAACCAATAAACTCAGTTTCAAACTCTTGTCTAAACTGTTCTTCACTAGTGTTTCTAATAGTCTCATTCTTCCATTCTTCATCTCTACCTGGAACTTGAGACCAATGCACTTCAAGTGTTTTGTAAGTAGACCTGCCTTCTATTGCATCTACCCACATCTTATAGAACATGTTTAGACCATTAGGTGTCGAAACAATAATAACTTTCGTAGTCTTACCAGAAGAGATAACAGGGTAAGTAGAAGTAAAGAAATCTTGAGCCATGTTATGTTGAACGAAAGCAAATTCATCCAAGAAAACTAGATTGTAAGTTCCTCCACGAACACCTGATGCAGAAGTTGCATATGCCCAAATCATTGAACCATTCTCTAGTTCAATATTACCTTTGTTCCAAGTTTTAATACCTTGTTGTAACCACAAAGGTAGATACTCATATGCATATTGAATTCTACCAAGAATCTCTCTTGCTAAAGAACCCTTGTTTGCTAAGATTGCAACTTTATAATCAATATTAAATAATACTGACCATAACATATAACCTACAGTTGTGGTTGTTTTACCAACCTGTCGAGGCATCTTAGCGATACAGAATCTATTATTATGAAAAGTTTGTACCATATCTTCTTGGAATGGCCACATGTCGAATGGGATAAGACCTTTATCCACATTGACAATCTTTACATAATTTTTAATGAAGTAAATTGGATCTTCAGAACACTTTACAATCTCTGCAACTTGTTCTTCGGTATAGGATATTTCTACCCCTAACCGTTTTAAACTCGCATTACCATTATAACCGCCACCTAAGTCTGACATTTTATTTAATAATACTTCTCAACATCCACGCTTTCTTCTGGTGAGCACCAAGAAGGTCTTGTAGAAAGTTAGAAATAGCTGGTTCATCTGCTTGATTAGCTGCAACAATACCTGCACGAAGATGAACAATATAACGGTCATTATCTTCTTTTAAATGTTGCATCATAATAATTGCAGACGGAATAGAATCAACAGCTTCTTCAATATCTGCCAACTCTAAAAATCTTTGCATAGAACCAGGTGCATAAGCATCTAAACGGCGAAGATGTTCAGCAATATCATCTGTTTGAGCCCAAACATCATTATAGAAAGTATCTAAAAAACCATGATATTGTGGAAAATCTGCACCCTCAATATTCCAATGATAGTTGTGCGATTTTAAATACAAAGCAAAATTTGTACCTAAAATTACTTTAAGTTGTTCAATTAATTGTTCCATTATTATCCTTGTTCTTTAAAAATTTGACTAGTTCTGTTGTAGAGCCAACAAAAACTGCCTTATCTACATTTATGTTTTTTGCGCTTTGTGATTCACCTGTTAAGTCTCTTTTTCTCTTTTGTACTTCAAGTAAATCTTTATTTAAGTCTGATAGATTTTTAATTAATCCAGCGGCAACTTCGTATGCTCTTGGATGTTCTGATTCTTTGGCAACATGCAAAAGATTATCCATTGCAACATTACCTTTTGTAATTAGTTCTCTGATATTTTGTCTAGCAAATTCTGCATCATCTTCAACAGGAGTTTTTATAACCGCAGGTAATGTTTCAAACTGAATTGGTTCTACATCCAAAACTTCAGATAATTTTTGATTCAACTTATTCATATTGTATTAGGAAAATTAATTATTGTTTCTGAAAATCCAAACTCATCATCCGGCATTGCAGTAATTGGATTTGGTGTAGTAACAACTAATATTGACTTTAATGGATTAGTATCTATTGAAACGATTGTATAAGTTGCATTACTCTTGTCACCAACAAGAACATCACCAACATTTAAATAATCATTTAAGTAGCCAACAACAAGAGTTGCCGTATTTGCTGCAGTTGCAGCATTGTTACTAAAATACAAAACTTCACCATGGATATTTTTATCTGATACTCTTACTGTTTCGTTTGATGCAAAGTAACCAACACCATTTGCATAATTTACATAAACTTTTTGTGCATCTTTCGCTCTTGTTTCGAGGTAAATACTTGAGTTTGCTTGTCTAATAACATCACCAGAAAGAACTGGTGGCCAAATATAACCTTTTGCAGTAAACTCTAAGTCCCAAGTTATCAATCTTGTAGACATTAAATCACCTTCATATTCTGTACTTGTATTTACAGAATTAAGAATTACCGGCATGTCGTATTTTTTACCCATAGATGGAATAAAATTAATTGTTACATTAAAGTCTGGTGTAAAAAATGGTAAAATTTGTTCTAAGATTTGTGTGCCATCTTCTGTATTTCTTACATAGATGGATAAAGAAAATGAGAAATCATATGGAACAGGAACAAATTGTGTTTTAACAGTTGTTGCAGTTTCAGCTGCAAAGTTTCTTAATGTAGATGGTAATTTTCTTGAAACATCATAAGACATTCCGGTCATCTCAAATGACATTCTAGGAACAGTAGTTGCAATAGATTTTGTTAAAGTTGGGTCTGATGCTAATCGCACCAAATATTTTTCTTTTGCACCATAATTTAATGGTACTTTGAATTTTTCATATTCAATTGTTCCCGCTTTATTATATCTGACAGTATGAATGTCGTTAAACATCGTACCAAAAGCAACAACAATCTTTCTGATTGTTCTATTATAAAAGTGTTCATTACCTAACATTATGCTTCACCAAATGGGTTGTGTTCCGAGAAGTCAATTATAGAATCCGCTTCAGTTTCAATTCTTGTGTTATCTACTACATCCTCAAATGCATTATTATCGAATGCTGTATCGTCAGGTATAGATGCAGTAGTAAATCTTGCATTAGATGTTGCACCAATTGCTAATGTATTATTTGCAAATGTACCCATCACTCTTACAATATCTAATCTTCTTGTTGTACTGTTCCAAGTATGTACAGTCGCTTTTGCGTTTGCAGAAGCTAAACTAGCACCTTGATATACAATTTCATCTTGTACATATGTGCCAGAGCCGCCAGAGGCCATAACAATTCGTTCTCTTTGATATGCATCTCTAATTTGTTCATCAATTTCTTCAATACCAGTGTGTACCAATTCTTGTGAGAATACAAATTGTTTGCAATGTAATCCATACACATAAACATTATTGCCACGGCCTCTACCCAATGTGTAGAACATCGCTTGATTGTTTTCGTGTTCCACCAATGTGATTTCAAAAAAGTTTTGAACTAATGGAATATAAATTAAATCGCCTTCTCTTGGTCTAAAAAGATTAGATGCACCAGTTGTATATTTAAATCTACGGCGAGAAACTAATAAAGTAATCTCATCTCGAATTTCAAGGCCAAACTTGGACATGAAGTCACCTTCACCATCCATACCAGTAACATTCTCAAGATACATTTCAAGATTATATGCAGTAGTATATCTTTTTAATGTGTCTTCGCCATACAACATGTCTTCTGAATCACCAGAAGTTCTTGGTAGATAAAACACATCCATGCCATGAATTTGCATCGCTTCAATAACCAAATCTTCAACCAACAGTTGTTCACTGGTGATTTGATCCGCAGGAAAATTATTGAAATAAAAATTAGTAGGCATGCTTAACCCGTAAAGATTTCGCTAGGCAGGCTACCCATTTGATACATTTCTTCTTCCATCTTGTTAATCTCATCAAGTGCTTCTTGCATGATTCTTGGTCCATCAAATGTAACACCACCTGGCATTTGAATACCAGCAAACTTAGATAGATTCGAACCCCATTGATACTTAATCTTTGCAGTTGCATATGCCTTTAAAAATCTATCACCCCAAATATCTGATATGCCAGTTTTTGTGATTGTGTTAGAAGTCACATTTGCAACAAGATTATTTGCACTAACTGTTATTAAAGTTGGTGATTTGATTCTTTGTACTTGATATTCTTGACCAGAAGACAATATGATAATATCATTCTCTAATAATTCTTGGTCAAATACTGTGCCTGTACCTGTTAAAGTATTTGCAGAAGTATTGCCTGTTACTGTACCTGTAATTGAAATTGTATCAGGTATTAATTTTCTATAACATTCAACAACAACATACTCACCAGGTTGTAAATCTCTAGACCAATCAATATCTAAGAACAATCTATTTTCATGCCTATTAAATCTAAATTGTGGTGTACCAGAAAACAATAAGTTTAATGTACGAATGTGCTGCATTGTAATTTCATATGACACATAAGATACAGATGTGAAGTCATACAAATCATGCAATCTTAATTGATATCTCAAGTCAAACATATTAACTGAAGAACCGGATTGGTCAAATGGAATAATACCAGTTACAAATTGAACAGCATCAGGACAATAAATCCATCGTCTATCAATATCAGTTTGAGTGATTTGATGCTTCATAAAAATCTTTTCGGTGCCATCATAATGATAGTCTGCCCAAAATGCTAATGCATCATCAATACGGTCATCTACTTGGTCATCATCCACATTAATTTGGATAACTGGATGGCCAAGTCTTCTTAAACAGTAATCTTTAAATTGTTGTCTTGTTGTTGGTTGTGCCATGTTTTATCCTAATGCAATTGAAAGTGCTAACACATCACCAAGAGTTGCACCACCAGAAGCGGCAGTTGTTTGTCTTGTGCCGTCAGCAAATACAACACCATCAACTGACACATTACCTTTAACACCAACACCACCACTAACAGTTATTGCACCAGTTATATTTGATGTTGATACAGTTGTGTTTGTAACATTAATAGAAGATACTGAAACATTTGTTAATGTTGGACTTGCATTTAGTACAGTAGCGCCCGTACCCGTGATTGTTGTGGTTGAGATATAATCCCAATCCCAATCAGCAGCAGTTGTTAGTGTTGTACCAATACAAACTGCATGAGCACAAACGCCTGCAGGTATTGTTCCAACTAAGTTACCACCAGATGAATTGACTGTTAATGTGCCTGTTGAATTGTTTTCGATTTCCCAAGCAATACCTGTTACTAATGTGCTTGTAACCGGAAGAACAATAGTTTGATTAGAGGTGCCTGTAAAGAATTGACGATAATTACTTGATGCGGTTAATGTAGTTGTACCAGCTGCCGTAACAGTTGTGGTATAACCCATTTTAATATTGTCAATTGTCGGTAATGATATTGTTGGTGCAGTATTAAGAACAACCGAACCAGTACCAGTAGAAGTAGTTACTCCAGTACCACCTTGTGCAACTGCTAATGTACCAGAAGTAATTGCAGCCGCAGAAATTACGATTGCAGTATTTGTTATTGCAGTTACACGGCCTTTTGAATCTGTAGTGATTACAGGAACATAAGCTGCATTAGCATATGTACCAGCAGTACCCGTAGCTGGTAATCTTGCATCTGCCAATGTACCAGAAGTAATAGCAGCAGTATCTATTGCAATCGCTGTGTTTGTAACGGCACTAACTCTTCCATAAGCATCAGTAGTGATTACAGGAACATAAGCTGCGTTAGCATAAGTTCCTGCGGTGCCTGTATTTGCAACCGATACAAATGCAGTACCATTTGATGTTAAGAATGTTCCAGTAGTATAAGTGATTGCGTTTGCGCCGCCCTGTGCAAACGGAAGAACACCAGATGTAATCTGTGTTGTTGCAATTTGAATTAATGTATTTGTAACTGCACTCACACGACCATATGTGTCAGTAGTGATTACTGGATGATAGGCTGCGTTTCCGTATGTACCAGCAGTACCTGTGTTTGCAAGTATCGTAACTGCACTTGTTCCAGAACCAATAAGAATTCCACCGGCAGTTAATGTTGTTGCGCCTGTACCACCATCTGCAACTCCGATTGCTGATGCAAGACTTGATACAGTACCACCAGTAATGTTTGCTCTTAGTGTGGCAGTATTAGAAGCAGTTAAAGAACCAGTTGCAAGTGTATTTGCTGTTGGGTCAGTAGTTAAGTCTTTGAACAAGAAGAAGTTTGAACCGGCTTGTCTTACAAGACCTGCATACTTTTGACCTGTTGCATTATATGTTCCGTAAAAACCAATATCTAAACTATCACCTGCGGTGTTGTTGTTTGCAAGTTTTAATAGTGAATCAGATGTAGATACAGTTGAAGTGTTAACAGTTGTAGTTGTACCATTAACAATTAAGTTACCAGTAATTGTTGTATCGCCTGATACTGTGCCACCAGATGAATTAAATTTTGTTGCAGCTAAATCATAAGCAGTTTTAACTGAGTTTGGTGTTGCGGCAGTTGTTGTACTTGTTGAAGATATTGAATCTGTAAGTTGAACAATACCTTGAACTGAAGTTGTTGAAGATTGAATTACAGTATTTGTAATTGCAGTAACTCTACCATATGCATCTGTCGTGATAACAGGGATGTAAGTAGAGTTTGCATAAGTTCCAGCAGTACCTTTTGTAGGTAATCTCGCATCAGCAATTGTGCCAGATGTTAATGCACTTGTATCAATCGCAACAGCAGTATTTGTTACACCAGTTACTCTTCCATATGCGTCAGTAGTGATGACAGGAATATAAGCTGCATTAGCATAAGTTCCAGCAGTACCTTTTGTTGGCAATCTAGAGTCTGCTAATGTGCCAGAAGTAATCTGTGAGGTGTCAATCGCTACTGCGGTGTTTGTTACGGCAGAAACACGGCCGTATGCATCAGTAGTTATGACAGGAATATAAGCAGCGTTTGCATATGTTCCGGCAGTACCAGTATTTGCCAACGCAACGAAAGCAGTTCCGTTAGATGTTAAAATTGCACCAGTAGTATATGTTGTATTATTAGAACCACCTTGTGCAAATGGTAATACGCCTGAAGTGACTTGCGAAGCCGCTATCTGAACTAATGTATTTGTAACTGCACTAACCCTGCCGTAAGCATCGGTTGTGATTACTGGATGATAGGCGGCATTTCCATATGTACCAGCAGTACCAGTATTTGCAACAGAAACAAATGAAGTTCCATTTGATGTTAATAGACCACCGGTTGTGTAAGTTGTTGCATTAGCGCCACCTTGTGCAAATGTCATCACACCTGTCACAGAAGTAGATGTGATTGCAATCGCTGTGTTTGTTATACCAGTTACACGACCATATGCATCGGTCGTAATAACAGGAACATAAGTTGCATTAGCGTAAGTACCAGCAGTACCTTTGGTTGGCAGTCTTGCATCAGCGATTGTGCCTGAGGTGATTGCGGCTGTGTCTATTGCAATCGCTGTATTTGTAACGGCAGATACACGACCATAAGCATCGGTTGTAATGACTGGAACATAGGCTGCATTAGCATAAGTTCCTGCGGTGCCTGTGTTTGCTAATGTTGCAAGTGCAGTTCCATTGTATGCAACAATACCATTAGTGAATGATGTTTGGTTTGTACCACCATCTGCAATACCAATCGCAGATGCCAAACTTGAAACTGTACCACCAGTTAAGTTTGCTCTTAATGTTGCGGTATTTGCGGCAGTTGCAGAACCAGTTGCAAGTGTATTAGTTGATGGGTCTGTTGGCAATCCCTTAAACAAGAAGAAATTACCTGCGGCTTGTCTGACAAGACCATGATAGGTTACAGAAGAACCTGTATTTGATTGTCCGTAGAAACCAATATCAAGAACATCACCAACAACATTATTGGCAGCAAGTTTTAATAAAGAATCATTTGTTGATACTGTTGAAGTATTAACAATTGTTTGTGTACCAGAAACAGTTAAGTTACCAGTGATTGACAAATCACCAGTTAATGTTCCACCTGAAACTTGTGATGCAGTAATCGCAACGGCAGTATTTGTTACACCAGTTACACGACCATACGCATCAGTTGTAATAACAGGAATATAGGCAGCATTAGCATAAGTTCCTGCGGTTCCTTTAGTTGGTAATCTTGCATCAGCAACAGTACCAGAAGTTAACTGTGAAGTATCAATTGCGATAGCAGTATTTGTAACTGCGGTAACACGACCTTTTGAATCTGTCGTAATAACAGGAACATAAGCCGCATTGGCATATGTTCCAGCAGTTCCTACACCAGCAAGTCTTGCATCAGCAATAGTACCAGAAGTTAACTGTGAAGTGTCGATTGCTACTGCTGTGTTTGTTACGGCAGAAACTCTACCATAAGCATCAGTAGTGATTACAGGAATGTAAGCTGCGTTAGCATATGTACCGGCAGTTCCTGTATTTGCAACAGAAACTAATGCAGTACCATTTGATGTTAAGAATTGACCAGTTGTGTAGGTTGTATTATTAGAACCACCTTGTGTAAATGGTAACACACCAGATGTAACTTGAGATGCAGCTATCTGAACTAATGTGTTTGTTACAGCAGTTACCCGGCCGTAAGCATCGGTTGTGATAACTGGATGATATGCATTGTTACCATAAGTTCCTGCGGTACCTTTTGTTGGTAGTCTAGCATCAGCAATTGTACCAGATGTTATTGCACCAGTATCAATTGCGATTGCGGTATTTGTTATAGATGAAACACGGCCATAGGCATCAGTAGTGATTACTGGAATGTAAGCCGCATTGGCGTAAGTACCTGCGGTACCAGTATTTGCAACAGAAACAAATGCGGTGCCATTAGATGTTAATAAACCACCAGTTGTATATGATGTTGCGTTTGCACCGCCTTGTGCGAATGTCATTACACCTGTAACTGCACCAGAAGAAATTGCAATTGCAGTATTTGTTACAGAACTGACTCTTCCGTAAGCATCAGTAGTTACAACAGGAATGTAAGTTGAATTGCCGTATGTACCAGCAGTGCCAGTATTTGATAGTGCAAGTAAGTGTGAACCATTTGAAGTCAGTATTTGACCTGTGGTAATCGAAGCATTTGCTTTGATTAGGGGATTACCACCCGCAGTTGTACCGTCATGGACAACTACGACTTTTTTATCTGTATCTACAGTAAGCTCAGCAATAGAACCTGTGAAGGCTGCTGTTTGTGCTGTATTACCTCTTCGTATTTGGACTTGTGTTGACATAATTGTATTTATAGTGTCCCGTAATCAACGCTGTAAAAAACCGCCTCTGAAACATAACCATAGTCAACAGTCATGCCCTGAGCGCCTGGAGTTCCAGCGACCGTAATTGTTTTTGTTGTTGAGTTTGCAAAGACATATACACCAGACTCACCAGTAAAACTAACTTTATCATTTGCACTAGTGGCATTTGCATAAACAGAATTGTTTGGGGTAAAGATTTGACCAAATCCATAATCTGTACTACCACCGCCTGTAGAATTAATAGTTACAACACCAGTACCACCTGCTGGACTGATTGTGACATTAGTGCCTGCCACAATCTGTGTAACACCACCGCCACCCGAACCTGCGTTGGCAGTATATTGTTTTGAACCATCTGCAAACTGAACATAACCGCCACTATTCGCAACGAATACATTTGAATAGATTACATTCGCACCTGCAATAGTGCCACCAACACCTGAACCAGTTGTTAGTGAAGTTGCAGTTAAGTTTGTGGTAACAAGGTTTGTTGAAACATTAATGTTTTTTACATTAAGTGTTGCAAGAGTTTTATTGAAGGTGAAGTTTGCGTTTGCACCAAAAGAACCAGCATCATTGAACTGGACTTCTGTGGTTAAACCTGAGACTGCTGTGGTTCTGATTGAACCAAGAGTATTTGAAGAACTTTTATAATAAAGCACTCCATCAGCGAAGTTAAGTGATAACTCGCCGTTTGCTAAGACGCCTAGTGATGGAGTATTACCAGTAACACCAGAACTGCGTAATGCAATTACTGTGTTAGCCATTTTAGAAAGTTCCGCCGGCCGATTCGAATGTCAATGGAGTTGCATTATTAATTGGGGCAGTTTCTTCTTTTTTGACCTCTACTTTTGGTGTTTCTTCTTCTGGAATTTCAATACCTAATTTTTTCTTTTTTGAATTTGGCAACATTTCTTCTAACTGTGTAGTATATTTTTTGTGTGAATCAATTTCTTCTTCCATTGATTCGATTCTATTCTTTAATTTTTCAATCTCACCCGCTTGTTGATTTACAGCGGTTTGTAGACGATGTTTGTCATTATCACTGGTAACATTGTTTTGAATAATTGAGTTTTTATTATCAATTTCATGTTTCAATGCACTAACTTCATTTGCCAAATTATTTTTTTCACTCAACAAACGATTGTACTCTTCTTGTTTGTTGCCTTTATCTGTTTCAACGCTTGCTAGTTTTTGTTCCATTTCTGTGAACTTACTAACTCGCTCTTCTAAAAATTTCATCTGCGTTTGAAACATAAAATTCTGTTTCATAATTGCAGTAAGATTGTCTAGTATTACCTCATTGTAGGCATTGATAAAATTTACATCGGACATAATAAAACCCTTTCATAGTGTATTAATTATATATTAGAAGCTGCCACCATTCAAGTGAGCAAATGTTGGTACACCAGATGAACTAATCTGTAACACATGTCCTTCAGTAGACGATGCAACAGAAGTTAGTGCAGATGTAGAAGTCAAACCACCAATGATAACACCGTTTGCAGTATAAGATGAGAATCCTGTACCACCTCTTACAACACCTAAAATACCAGAAGTAATCTGAGTAGTATCAATTGCAATAGAAGTATTTGTTACGGCAGTCACACGACCATATGCATCAGTTGTGATGACTGGAACATAAGCAGAGTTTGCATATGTACCGGCAGTACCTTTTGTTGGTAATCTTGCATCAGCAATTGTGCCTGAAGTAATTTGAGAAGTATCGATTGCAATGGCTGCGCCAGTGTATGCAGTAAGTTCACCATAAGCATTGTATGTGACAGAAGTAATTGTATTAGCAGCAGATAGACCACCAGTTACAGTTGTCGATGTATTTGCTTGCGATGCAAGACTTGTGCCATCATAAACAAGTCTTTGACCTGCTGTGAATGATGTTTGATTTGTACCGCCTCTAGCAATTGGTAAAGTACCAGAAGTAATTTGAGAAGCACCAATTGCGATAGCAGCACCTGTAGCAGCAGTTACTCTTCCATATGCATCAACTGTGAGTGATGAAATAGTATTTGCAACAGCAAGACCACCAGTTAAAGTGTAAGTGCTGTTTGCAAGAGTCTGTAATGCACCTGTGCCATTACCAATAAGAATTCCACCACCAGTAAATGTACCTGCACCAGTACCACCATCACTTACTGCAATCGCAGAAGCAAGACCAGAAACTGTGCCACCAGTAATATTTGCACGAAGAGTAGCAGTATTTGCAGCGGTTGCAGAACCTGCGGAAAGTGCATTTGATGTTGGATCATTTAAAAGATTTTGGAACAAGAAGTAATTACCACCGGCTTGTTTAACAAGACCAGTATACTTTGTTCCAGAAGAAACATATTTACCAACGAAACCAATATCGATTGCATCAGCAGCATTGTTTGCGGCTAATGTGATTAGAGAATCTTCTGTTCTAATAGTTTCAACATCTTGTGTAATTGTATTACCAGAGATAACTAAGTTACCTGTAATTGCCAAGTCACCAGAGATTGTACCACCAGTTGTTCTAATAACAGTAGAATCAACTGCAACACCAAATGTGTCAGTTGCATCAGTAAATGTTGTTGTAATACCACCACCGTTAGTACCAACGATTGTTACTGTACCGCCAGTTGATGTAGAACCTGTGCCTGTATTACCAGCAAAGTTAAATGTTGTTGATAATGCCACATTGGCAGCCGCAGTAATACGACCTTTTGAATCAACAGAGAAAGTTGGAATGTTTGTTGCAGAACCGTATGAACCTGCGGTAACACCTGAGTTACCAAGTGTTAATGGAATGTTTGCGTTTGCAGAACCGTCAATAGAGACTGTACCGTTGGCATCACCAGAAACGCCAATCGTTCTTGCGGTCTGCCAAGTTGTTGCTGTAGTAGCATTACCAGACAAAGCTGCAGTAATTGTTCCCGCAGAGAAGTTACCAGATGCATCTCTTTTTACAATCGTAGAGACTGTATTTACATTAGTAGCGGCATCTACTATATCTGTATAGTATTTACCACCAATTGCAATTGGAGCACCAGTTGTTCGACCAATGTATAATTTGCCGGATGTATTTGAATATGCTGGTTCTGCAACATTTAGCGATGCCGGTGCTGAAGTAACTTCAGAATATTTTAGTTGAATTACGGTATTTGCCATTTTTTGTCCCTTAGAATAGGTTTCTTATTATTTTGCTGTCTATTTATGCGGTTAGTAATCTAGAAACTACCGCCATTAATTGTTCCCAGACTTATGTTTATTGTGTTAGCATATTCATAAGCTGAGTTGATTTTATCAATATACGCTTTACCCCCAACAATAATTGAACCATCACTATTGGCGGTACCGATGAATAGTGTATTACTCACATAAGAGTATGCTGGTTCCGCAACATTAAGTATTGCTGGTGCAGAATTTGCATCAGAAAACTTTATCTGTATTACTGTATTTGCCATTAAAACTTACCACCGGTAATTAATGTGACTGTTGGGCTTGATGCTTCGAATTTAAAAGTTGTAGAATTATACACCAATGTCTCACCATTATCTGCGCCAGAAACATCAACATCTGTCAATATACCCAATGATACATTAGAAGATGGTGCTACACTAACCGATGCAAATGTTTTGTTTGCAGGTTTGAGAGATACAGTTGTACCTGGATTGTTATTGATGACTACAGTAGTTGCCATTATCGTGTAACAGAAGGAAGAATAGTTGCGATGCCTTCAACAACTCTTGTTTTAACACTAGTTGGACTGGTAATCAGGAGGTCATATACCATTCTGCCTGGAGTTAGATTTGCAGTATTGGCCGCAGTCATTACCATAGTCAACTCACCTGCAGCTGGATTACTAACACTTACAGTAAAGTTGTTTGCAGTAGTCGAATAGTAGGATTTACGAAGTTGAGCCGCAGCGGTGTAACTTGTAAGGTTTGTTGGAGAGCCGTCTGCACCATTAACCGTGACTGTGGTTGAAAATGATGCACCTTGCTCTATTGTGATTTCTGCGAAGCCTGCCATTTTACCCTCTTTTTATTTGATTATGGTCTATTTAGTCAAACATGGTACTGTTAGCAATAAAAAACCCCGCCGTAGCGGGGTTATTGAGATTAAATATAATTATTCGTCAGCAGGTTCAGGTGTGTTACCTTCATCAACCCAAGCGAGGTATTTTTGGTAATCGGTGTTCTCTGGATTGAGGGGAATACAAGCGTGAGTTTCTATATTTTTTACAGTATCTACTACACCAAACATATTTTTTACAAGTTTATACATATCTAGTCCTTAAAGTTCTGCGCTTGCAACCCAATGCCCTAAAACAATATTACAGTTACCGCCAGCCGCAATTGTTACTTCAGCACCAGTCGTACTTATATTATTAAAAGTTACATTTTGGTCATCAGCTGGAGAAACACCTGTGTAATACCGTCTCCACTTTCCAGCAACACCATCAGTTAAACTGTATCCAGTTATTGTTGGTTGTGTTCTTTTTGGGACTAAAAATAATTTCATAAAAGCATCCATTATATTTGTAGATGCGCCAGTGCTTATATGAGGTGAACCAAAAGATGCAATACCTTTCATAATTTCACCTGAGTATGTATATTGTCCATAATCATAAGAACGCTCAAAATATCTCATGCACAAAGCTAATTCTGTAGCAAATGAACGAAATTCAAACTGAGTTGCAGTAGAACCTTTTTCTAACTGGACACCAGTAATGTAGAATGTAGCACCAGCAGTTGATGCTAATTTTGTTGTTCCTGTTACACCAAAATAATTTGAACCAACTGTTGACCATGCATTATTACTTGTGGAACTATATGTAGAACCAACACCTAAATCCCAAATTAGTGTCAAACCAGAACCATTAGTTTTTAACCATGTACCAGTTGTATCACCAACGATAGTTATAGTTTTTTGTTCCCAAGTGTTTGCGGAGTTGATGGTGTATGTTGATGTTAAAAATCTAGCGGTTCCTGTATTTCTAAACGACATTCCATAAGTTCCTGTTACACTAGATTTTACCCAAAATGATAATGTTGCTGGTTTAGCAGTAGATAAACCAAAATCTAAATCTGCAACATTATATCCTTCAATTTGTTGTAACATATAAGCATAAGCGCCAGATGCTGAAGATGCTGTGCCAACTGTTATAGCGGTTGAATAAGTAAATCCTGCAGGAACATCCGTGCTTTGTGCCACATTAAGAGTTGATCCACTTGCACCATTAATATCCCAACGGTCAACAGTATTATAGTTGGTTGAACCTGTAATTGATGTTGCTCTTTGCCACACAAGCATGTTTCCATTGATGACACGATTACGCATACCACCAAAGGTAGTATCTTGACCACCAATTTGCATACCACCAGAGAAGTTAATCTTTGACGTTACATTAAGCGTAGAAGCATAACTACTATCTGATTGTATTGTATCTACGGTAAGAGTACCTGCCATTATTATTCCTTAGGATATTTCTGTTTAACTGCTTCACATTTTGCGAGATATGCAGTCATCTTAGTTTCGTCACCTTTAGATTGGTGGTATAGGGCATCAGCCAAATCTGTTAAAGGTGGATATTCCATTTGTCTTTGTTCTTTGTATATATTTGCATCAATGTGTGCTTGAACCGCAGCTTCATCATAGTGAACAATATGTTCATTTACATCATAAGCAACATCATTACGAATAGTAACAACTGTTGGATTAAGTTTGTATATAGCTTCGTGTTTCATGTTGCATACTCCGTAACTTCGGCAGAAATTAAAGTATTACCAGCATAAGCAACTAAGCCACCAGTGTGATGACAATACCATCCACCAGAACCACGGGTACTTTTTTTAAGCCATAGTTGATATAATATTGATTGGCCTAGTGTATAAGATGGTGTATCAACCATAGTGATATTTCCAGTTCTATCGTTCCAAGAAGCACCATATTGGTCATTGGTATACATACCTTCTACTGAAGAACTACTAGATGATAGTGCAGTATTAGAACCACCATTAACCGAGTTATAAATCATTACACTACCACCAAAATTATCTGCTTGTGGATTTATATGCATAATGAATCCATGAAACGATACTACAAATTTTGATGCTGCTAATTTTGGTGTTATTATTAAATTTAATAATCCACTATTTATATAAGAAGTGGAAGTTGTAGAAGCTGCACCCGGACTAGCATTATTTGCTGTTACGACTTGAACTACAGAACCGGCAGGCATTCCACTCGCAACAACTTTACCACTTGTAATTACATTAGTTCCTGCCAAAGAAACATTACTACCAACCATCTGAAGGCTAGTAGCGTTCATAAAGGCAACATTCGACCCAGCAATAGCAAACGATAAGTTACTGTCTGATTGTACTTGGTCAACTTTTAATATACCGGCCATAATTACTCTTTAGGATGTGCATCTTTTACTGCCTTGATTGCAGTATAGAAGTCTGATGTTTTATTTAGTGCGTTGTTATCAATAGCATGCCACAACATATCAAGTTGGTCACCAAGAGATGGATATCTTCTTTGTGTTTTATATGAATTTGCATCTATGTAATCTTGAACTGTAGATTCATTATATTCAACTACATCACCATTTTGGTCATAAGCAACATCACCACGAATACTAACAACGGATGGATAAGTTGCTAAAATAGCATCATGTTTGTGTATCATCCTGCAATCTCCAATAACATTAAACTTGATGGCATACTATCAACATGGCATCTTACTGTACTACCTGCACTACTTGATTTCACATAAAGTGCATAAGTGACAGAAGATGTGGTTGCAGGTGAATCAAGATACCCATAATATGTTGGAATATGAAAATCTGTAGAATTATTGTTATAACTACCTACAGGATTTCCACTACCAGTTGCCGCAAGATTTGTTGTTCCATTACGATAAAATGTGCTGTAACTCCAATAAGAACTACCATTACCAATTTGATATTGTGCAAGAATCATAACTTTATTTGATGTACTAGATGGTGTAATCGAAGCACTCATTCCAGTTGCAACATATGATGAACTTGTTGTACTAAAAGTTGTTGAATAATTTATTTGAACAACTTGTAATACCGCACCTGCATATCCCATTTTTGCTCTAGTGATTGCACTATCGGCAATAGCAGCAGTTGGAATTGAACTTGCAATAACTGATGCACCACTAATTTTACCGTTAGCGGCAATTAATTGTGTTCCTGTGTTACTGAAGAAACCAGAAGCGTTAATAGTTGCAAATGTAGTGTTACCTACATTCAAACTTAATTGACTGGCATCCGTACGGATGAAGTCAGCAATGATTGTACCGGCCATTATTTAACCTTAACCTTTGTAAGTTGTCCCATTACTAAACCTTTATGTAAAGACATTTCAATTTCTTCCTGTTTGATACGATATGTTTTTTGTCCATCATTCATCCAACATCTACCTTTATTTGCACCAATTTGAACACCAATTTTGCCGGCATTCCAAACAATTCTATTTCTAAATTTCTCTTTTGTTTCTTCAGAATGTTTTCTACCTAAAGCAGACTCAGACATTTTCTTTTTAGTTTCTTCTGAAAATGTACCACCTTTATTCCAAGGTGTTCTTCCAATAAGTTTCTGTCTAGTTTCTTCACTAATAACAGTACCTTTTTTAGAAGGTGGTTCACGACCACCAGTAACAATATTCAAACACAATTCGTCTTCTTGTAACAATTCTTTTGTTACATATTTAGATTCAAGTTCAAAGATATAGTCAGTATTAGAAATACAAAGAATTTCATATTTGAAATTTTCAGTACCATATTTTTTAACTTGATTCTGTATTCTTGTACCAGAACCCCAATACATATTACCCCAACGAGTTTCTTGTGTCACACCTCTATGTTTACCAATATAGTATTCACCAGATTTGGTATTTGTAATACGATAAAGATGTGATACATTATCCATTAGAATATTGTCCAACAGCTGTTATTAGCAATTGTTACAGTTTTACCATCAGCAATTGTTAGAGGTCCCGCAGAGCTGGCGTTATAACCTGTAGTGATGGAAACATTTTCGGTCAACACATTAGCATTGATTCTAACGATACCATATGTATCTGCACTCAAATATGGGTTCACTTGCACTCTATCACCCATATAGACAATCTCAATGTTTTGAGTGCCTGTAGGTGGTGCTTCTGTAAACACTAACTGACCATTACTTAGTGCATATGTGTTTGTTGCTTGTTTAACACCAGACACAGTAACGATAACAGATGCTTCGTTACCTGTTCCATATGCTAAGTTAAATGCAGTCGTAGCACCGTCACCAGAGAAGAACTCTGAACGGAAGGTGCCGTTGATTATGGAATTTCCAATATATGACATGGTTTATTTATTCTGCGTTTCTAGCAGCATCTAATTCTGCTTGGCGTTCTGCCGCAGATTTGATTGGTGCAGCATTAACAATATCTTCTTTGTTACCAGAGATTGTTTCGTTAGCTGCTATTTTTCTTTGCACTTCAGATGCAACAATTTCTTCGATTGCAATACGGCATCTTTCATGGACTACATTTTGAATCCATTCATTTTGTGATATTGCAACAAAACCAAGTGCTTTGTTTTCTGCTTCTGTTAATGTTATCGTATATGTTGTCATAATTTTATCCTATTAAATATCCACTAAAAGTATTTCTTATACCAGAACTATAAAAAGTTATTGTTGCCTGAGATGAAGTCCATGCACCTTGCACATAATCTCCAGCTGTTAAATTCATTACAGCAGATACGGTTGCGTTGGTGTGTGTATTGTTGCCTTGTGTTAGCTGTATCCAACAATCGGTTGATTGATATGTTCCACCGTTCAACCTGAGCATAACTTCAATTTGTCTTGAATCGTTCTGCGAGTAGAAACTAAACATTGCGGTCATAAAATATCTACCAGAAACTGGTGCTGTAAATCTGTAAGTAGAATTGTTATAATGACCACCAATATTAAAATCTACTGTGTCATATTGAACAGGAGCTTCGGATGTTCCAACTGGGCCTGCTGATTTGTATGCACGAAATGCTGGTTGAGAAGCCATTATCAATCGACCACTAGAGTCAATACGAAGACCTTTTTGAACACCACCATTGGTGCTAATTACATATAAGTCCAAAACTCCAGGCGTAGATGTATCTGGACCAAAAGCAGCAACTCGACCAAATCCAGCTTCTTGAGACATTGCTATTGTATTAGCAGCAACAGCAGTTAATACCGCACTTGATTGAATAGCGCCAGCAACATTTAATTTGTTAGTTAGTGTGGTAGTACCAACACCCATATTACCATTAGGATCTACTCTGACTCTCTCGAGCGCCGATGTAGTAATTGCAATAGTGTTTGCGGCAGGAGAATATACATTCGACCTAGCTGCACCAGATGGGTCAAGAAATGGATTTGTTATTGTACTTAATGGCATATTCTTTTATTTATCTCTATTCGTCAGCAGGTTCTGGAGTATTGCCTTCAGCAAGCCATCTCAAATATCTTTGATAATCGGAATTTTTTTCATCAAATGGAATACTTGTATTGTCTATCAAACGAAGTACCATTTGAATTGATGTTTCTTTAGGTTTGTTTATTAATTTATACATGATTAAAGGTCCGCATTAATTTCAACAGAAGCTGCATCAAACTCTGCAACATATCCACCACTTGTTGAACCACCATATAAACGGCAAGAGTTTAAATTGGCCTCGGTTCCCGTAAATGAAACCGAACCACCATCAACTGTTGCAGAATTGACTGTAATTGATGGTGTGGTTCTTTTAACTGTATAAGGAATACCAACTTGCCAATTACCACCGCCCGCAGCATTTGGTCTAAAAGCAGTAAATTGTTGTATTTGAATTTTTTCATAATATCTTAACAACAAAGCTAATTCTACGCCATATGGTCTGTGTTCAAAAGGTGTCGCTACATTTCCTGCTTCTAATTGAACACCTGAAAGTTGAAATGTTGCACCAGTTGTTTCCATCAATTTAACTGCGGAAGTATAACCACGAAGGTCTGAACTTTGCCAAGAATTTAATTGACCTGACGAAGATGCACAAATTGATGAACCTTGACCTAAATCCCAAAACAAAAGTATACCAGCATTATTATCTTTATACCATGTTCCATCTGTGCATGGAGGAATAACAATTGTTTTATATTCCCATGTTGCAGTTGCACTAATGGTATAAGTGGTTACATATGAACGATTTAAATCGCTATTTTGTACCGCAAATGCATAAGTTCCTGCAATAGAAGATTTAACCCAAAAAGACATTGTTGCGTATTTTGCTTTACTTGCACCTTGTCCCCAACATAATGGAGAAGTTACATAACCTTCTAAATATTGACTGACATTTCTACGATTAGATGAGGCGGTTGCTGCACCAGTAGTTACTGTAGTCAACATTGATTTTTGAAAACCAGTTGGTGCATCAGTAGATAGTGTATAGAAAGCCGATGATGAAGATGAATTGTAATTATTTGTTGCCCATCTATCTGGTCCCGAATAATTGGTGTTCAAACCATCTTTATAAAATGCAGTATTAGCACCTGAATTTCTTTGGTCAACTTCAAACTTTCCGTTTTGAATCATATTTCGGAAACAAATTGATCCATTGCCATATTGGCTTTGGTCGTTAGTAATTGCTTGTGATGCTGTTTGAATTGGCATTTATATTCTCTTAAACTTTTATTTATTCGTCAGCGGGAAGTGGTGTGTTACCTTCTG